GCCTTTAGTCAGGTTTTTCATACTCATACGTTCTTTGATGTACTCATCGGCATCACTACGTCCAGCCGCAGCCATCTGTACTTTTGCCATGTACATAAGAGAACCCATGAACATGCTACCCATGATAACCTTACCTACGACAATATCACCATGTCTAGCACGAACACCCATACGCATAGTTTGCTGTTCTAAGGCTGCTAGCGGAAAGCTGAGAAACTGCCAAATAGTCTTACCCCATTCACTACGCAGTGTACCATTCACAGAACCTAAGTTCATTTCCTGTACGTTCTGAGTAGCTTCTCTATAAACAGAGATGGAAAAAGCTTCTCTCACATCCTCACCTGAAACACCCTTAGCAGATTTAATATCCCACTTATCTATGTTTAAAGACTGTAAAACCTTGCCGTTGTTTCTTGTAGTAGCGTGTTTCTTAATATTAGCAAAGATAGCTGATGCTACATCCTCATCAATACCAAGCTGTTCCATCTTGATCTTTGAGAATGGTGGCTTGCCTTGTGCTGCTGCCCTAGTCCACTGTGAAGAATAGTTTAGCATAGACATACGGCGTAGGCTCATTGTCACGCCTGACAAACCTGAGAGTATAGAGACTTTCTCTCTAGCCCTACCAAGTAGTTCGTCATGGAAATTTACAGCCTCAGGCATCATAGCTGCATCCATATCGCCACCCTCAAAACGAGAGGCACGATTAAACTTGGACGTAACTACATCACCACCTAGTCCTGTCATTACTTCTAGTTCACGTAACAACTTATCATCAAGCTGACCATTGGCTGCTTTACTATATAGCTTACGATACTGAGGCATGGTACGCAGTAAGACTGGTAGTGAGTACTCTAACAGAGAGTTAGTCAACTCCATCATAGCTGCCATACCTGACATGCCCATGTTAGTAATAAAACTGTACTCACGTATACGTCTGTTAAAGCGTCTTACGCCATCACTAACATCCTGCTTAAATACATGCTGACCAGTGATGCCATCATACATATACTGTAAAGCTTTTTCTTCTGCTTCAGTACCTGTTATACCTTGTTCAACATTCTCTTGCTTAATCTTAGCTAAAAAATCATCAAAGGAAGAACCAGCAGCATTAGTGTTAATACCATTACGTGCTAATCCGATACCACTTGACATCTGGAATACGTAGGCATTGTGTAAGTTTTCGATGTCGTTCTCTAGTAACTCAGAAAAAGACAGTTCTTCTATATCGCCATTAGCGTTTTTAGCGTTGATCGTTACATTTTCATCTAGTACTAGGCGAGGTTGTGCGCGTTTATGTGCGCGTAATCCCTTAGACTTAGTAACTGCTTCTAGTACTCCAATGATAACATCTTCGTCTAGTTCTTCTTTTTTCAAAGCAGCAGTTAAATCTTCTACTGATAGGTCTAGTCCACCTACGTTACCACCCTTCTTAAAAGGCCGTGACATTACTGTCTTAGCATAACCAGTAGCCATCTTACGAATGTAAGTATTGATTGCTTTTTGAGTAACACGTTTACCTTTGGCAGTAGTCAATGCCCTACGTACTGCATCTTCAATATCAGGTTGCCCAGAACGTATAGCTTTCTCAACCAAGTCTGTTACAGCTACGTTGTCATCGCCAAACTTAGCACGTATCTTAGTAATACCATTATCACTAAAAAGTCTAGGTAGATAGTTAGGGTGGTTGTCTAAGATACCTGTAGTAAAACCTGCTACATTATTCTTAATAGCTAAGTTTCCTAGTTCTCTTTGCTGCTTATGTACATCGTCTGCTACCTTACGCACCTCTGTAGGCACAATAGCGTTAGGATCACGCATAGCTTTTGATACCAGTACGTTAAAGTCTTGTACTGTACCACCACTACTTGCCATCCAAGCCTTACGGTTTACTGTTAAACTACGTGCAAAGCCTGTACGGTATTTACTTTCTAAGTAAGCTTTGATCTCAGATGCAGATGGATTCACCACCTCACCTGATTTGTTACCTGTACTATTCAACCCTAGCTTATCTGCGCCAAGACGTATGAATCCGTTGGATGATTGCTTGGCTCTAACAAAAGGAGATACTAAACTACGTAAAGCATCTAGTCTAACTGCCTTGGTAAAGGCATTGCTGCCTCTCTGGAAGGATACAGTACGTGCTTGTTCTGCTGTAATCTCATTGATAGACTTAGTACCTAGTCCAGCAAAGTCACCTGTTGCAGCTTCTTGTGCAATTATTTTGTTAGTCAGTTCTTCACCTGAGTTACCCTTTAAGAAAGCCTGTTCATCGGGCGTAAGAACCTCACCAAGCGCACTACGCTGTGCTAGCTGATGTACCTTGGCTCGTTTAGCAAAGGTCATACCAGCAGCACTTACACCGCCTTGTAGACCTGCACCAAATAGTCCAGAAAGCATGACAACACCGCCATCAATATCGTACTTCATTGAAGCACGTATACCTTCAAACACTGCTGCCTCTGCTGCACCTAAACCAGCACCTATCTTTAGGGCTTTGTATACATTGTAACCCTTCTTTAGTGACCTACCTGCTTGTACAGCAGTACCAGTAGCAGCCGCCACTGTACCAGTAACAGGCGCAGCAGGACCACTGATAGCTGATACAGCAGCCGTGGTTCCAATGATACCTACCACCTCAGTAGGGTCAGTCATAGCAGCTAAGATTGTAGCCCCTATGCCTCTCCAACCAGCAGCAGCTAGTTCTGTTCTGTTCTTATCAGTCTTGCGATAGTCTTCTGCCATTGTCATAGCGTAGTCAAGGCTCTCAGACCTAGCTGCATCAAATATATCTTCGATGGCTCTTTCGTCTGTCAACCCTTTAGTAAGGGCATCGGACATTTCAGTAGTAATCTCTGTTACAGGATTGTAAGGATTGGCTGAGAATCTATACAGATTACGAGATGCAATAGCATCAATGTGTTCTTCTTCTCTTGCTTTGCTATACAACGTAGAGAAATCTGTTTGTTCGTTAGAGATTTCTTCTTGACGTTTCATAGCCTCAAGAGAGTTCTCACTCATACGTGAGACAAAGGGACTAGGTAAAGGTTTACCAAATCCCAACTTCTCTTGTGTTTCCTTAGAAATCTCAGCCATTATGTTATCCTTTTACAGCCGCAGCCATTTCTTCCGCACGGTTAGGTGTCTGTTGATACCATTTTGTTTTAGTAGTAGAACCATCTGCCTTGCGATTGTAAAGCATGTTAAACGCTGCTTCTTCTAAGGCTGCTGTTTGTTCTGCTGAACCCTCAGGTGCAGATGCAGCTTCCTTGATAGCCTTCATAAAGCTAGGCCAGCTAGATGGAAGATTAGGCGCACCTAATTGATAAGCCATACTCATTACACCTAGCTGAGTTTCCTCAGGTAGTGCTTCAAAGTTAGTAATCTCATCAGCTAAGAAGGTACTAATCTTCCTAGTCTTCAGTTCCATAACTGCATCAGCTTCTTCTTGTGTAATGTTTTCTACATCAGCAATTAAAGCTAGTTCATCAGGTTCTAGTGCAGGTAAATAGAAACCATAACCTACTGAACGATCTTTACCGTCCTTGTAAGGTGAAGGCTCAAACCCCTCTTGGGACTTAATTAGATTACCTGCTTTTTCTGCAACGGTGTTACCTGTCATGTCTGCTACTTTTCCTGTTTGATCTTTAAATATTGTTCTAGTGGTTTCGCTAGGTGTTACTTCTGAAGCTTGTGCAGGTGTCATTAAGGCTTCATTAGCTGCTGCTAATCCTTTTGGAACAGCAGTAACCACATCAACTACTTGACCAGCTACATCTTCCAATGCTTTTTCGGCTGGCATCTCTTGTATTAGATTTAGTAATGGGTTAGAAGAAGGTTTTGTTTCCTCATTCTCACTACGTTCTTTAACACCCGCAAAATAATCTGAAACACTGTTTGTGATACTGTCTAACATAGAATCAAATTGTTGGCTCCAACTCTTTTCATCTCCTTCAGGAAGTACACCTCGTTCTTTAGCATCAGCTAATGCTTTAGCTTTTAAATCAGACATGGCTGTTTCATTTACTTTAGTAACAGCGGCAATACCTTGACCTGACTCAGCATCTATACTAGTGCCAGTTAGTAAGTTCAAAGATTCACGTACTTTTCGCAATTCGTTAGCTTCTATAGGGGTTATACCTGTCATAGATGCTATCTCATCATCATCAAGATTACCTAAGTCAGCTAGATCAATAGTTGTAAACACACCTGTGTTAGCTATATCCTTTATGTTGGATTTTTGTCTTATACGTTCAACCATCATCTCCTGAGATAGTGTACCTAACTCAGAGAAAGCTACAGTGTCAATAACAAAGGGTGGTGCAGCACCGTCTTCAGCCTCAATAATGATGTCTACAGCATTAGGGTTAGAAGGATTTACTTTCATAGAAAGGCCAGCACCCTCGCCACGTACACTTCTAACTAAGCTGTTTATCTCAGGTACTAGCATGGCTTCATTCAGATAGTCAGCCGCTGCTTTCTCTTGACCTGCATACTGCTTGATGTCTGTGTTTAACAGAGGCACAGCACGTTTAATACCGTTGGTACTTTCTACTACCAGCCAATCCTCATTAAGATAACCAGCCGCTAGTTCCATGGCTTGTTCAACGTCCATTTCGTCAGCCATTACCAAGGCTTCCACAACATCTTTATATTGTGTTAAGACTTCCCTGTTATTCATTACATCTTTAAATTTAGAGGAAGACCACCATGATTTATCTGTGGCATTTACCATTTCGTCAAGTTTTACATTTAAACCAGTAGGTTTAACTAACCTGCCTTGTATTGCATTTAATGCTTGATCAAATTTTCTACCAGCAGGGCCAGTTAGAATATCCAAGGTACGCATACGCAGTAAGTCATCTTCTTTCAACGTCTTACTACGCTTAGTTAGACCTGATGATAAACTCTCTACAGTACGATAAGCAGCAAAAGCTTGTGATGCTAACTCCATATCTCTTTCTGGATTACCAGTGGAGTTAGTCAATACTGAGGCACCACTGTTTATTGCGTTCTTATACTGCGTTGGCAGAACTTGAAAGGGTGTGTAGAACTCATCAAATGATTTAACTAAGTGTGCCTGTTCTACAGCAGCAGGGTTGGCTGATGGATCACCACGCCTAAACTCAGGGCTAGCTGCGTTCACAATGTCCTGCGTTACTGCTAGCTTTGCTTCTAGTTCTTTTGCATTGTTAGCTTCGTAAGCAGTTTGTACATCTTCTGCTGTAATCTTTCTTGTTGTACCAGTCACTGGATGTGTCATCTCAGTGCCAATAGCTAGATCACCCTGTTGTCCTGTTTTTACATAGCTTGCTAAACGCTGGTTTATGGTATCTGCAAAGTAGGCATCTTCACCAGCCTTGGCTCTTTTCTTAGCCATACTAGCTTCGTTGCCTTTGATACGAGTTACTGCATCAGCATACTCAGCCACACCAAAACGGTTTAATGATTCAGGTGACTGTAACCAGTCTGTTAGGGATGTTTCACCTAGCATACCAGACTGCTTGTCTGCTAAATCCATAAGCTTATCGTTGAAGCCTTTTTTATCTCTACCTGTTTTAAAGTAGTCTGAGACAAGGCTGTTGATAAACTGTGCCTGTGCCTCTCTAGGCATATCAGGGTCTGTAGTAATCTTTGTAATTTGATTAAGTACTACAGCATCTGCCTTATCTAAATCATATGTAGCTTTAGCCTGATTATACCCAGCAGCAGGATCGGAAAAGAACTTAACAGTACCTAGTTCTAAGTCTTGCTTAATTGCTGTCATAATAGCTGGGTTAGTTCCAGCATCTTCAAGCTTTGTTAAGTAATCTGTAAAATAAGACTGTCTATCAGCAGCTATTTTCTCTGGTCCAGCTTCAAGGTAAAATTCTTTGTTTTGTTCGTACTGATTTACTGACTCAGATAACAAATCTGTTACAGCAATCTTTGCTTGAAAGGCTTGCTTTTCTGCAATACCTGCTTGTACTTCTCTGCCTAGTTGCTGCTGCCTTTGTCTTTTTATTTCAGCATCTGCTTTAATAGCAGGTGTAATGGCATTAACAAACTCAGCTAAAGGGTTTGATACTTGTTTCTCAGCAGGTCTAGTATATGTCTCCACTGGTGCAGCCGTTGGCCTTACAGCAGCCGTAGCTTGTAAAGGTGCTACCTGTACTCTTTGTTTAGCCATGATCTATCCTTATTGAAAGAGTGTGACATTGCCACTCTGATTAAGTACATTTGCACCTAATGAGTTTGGTAAAAAGCCACTAGCTGCTGACATAGTAGGTCCACCTGACCAGCTTATACTAGATGCTGAAGGTAGACTAGGGACAACTGTTGGTACTATCTTGCCTACCTCAGTTTGTACGTCCACCATTTGTTTTGCAATATTCTTAGGGTCCATAGCTTCTGCCTGTTTCATTCCAGCATAGGCTTGTGCGCCAGCTTTAACAGCGTAGGCTAGAAAGTTTGGTGCTTGTCCACGTGGAAGGGAGTTAATTCTATTTACAGCCTCAGCACTAGCACCTATCTTTTCTAATTCAATTTGATTACGTAAGGCTTCTGTCTGTGCGTTGACTGTGGTAACTCCACGCAAACGTGCAGTCTCAAACTCTGATACTGTTCTGTCTACAGAGGAACCAGAAACCCCTGATTCACCTGCGGCTACTGCTGCCCTCTCTTGTCTTCGTAAGGCTTCAAGTGACAATTCTTGTTTCTGTGCTGATGCTGCTTCACCTTCTTGGATCATACGTGTATTAAGAGATTGTATCTTTAGGTCACGTGCAGCGGCAGCGTTTACACGGTTTTGTAGATAACGTGCTTCATCTTGTTTAGCTTTAGAACTAGCACCCAGAAACTCGATAGCAGTGCTACCGATCATCATCATAGTCATTGGGTCCATTTTATATCCTCACACATTCTAAGAAGGGTTTATCCCCTTCGCCATACGTTTCATGGCGTTTAATAAAAGTAAACCCTACAAACCTTAACCACTTTAAAGCTACGTGGTATCGTTCATCACAGGCATTAGTAAGCACAGGGTATCTAAGGTTAGCCTCAGCAACCCACTGCTTAGATTGTCGTAGAAAAGGTAGCCATACTTTATGTATTGCTGGACTAGTTAGTAACCATGGTGTTGCTACCATGTCATCCATCTCACACAATCCATACATACCTGCAATTTCATTTGTATCTGTTACTATGATAGTGTAACACTCCTCAGAATCATCTAGTCCATCCTGTAATGCTTCTTTAATATTACCATGTGAGGCTAGCACTTCTAGTCTGTCTTCTTCTCTAAGGTTAGAAGCTAGGTAGTCTACATCAGACTGGACACTATCTCTCACATGGACTTTCATTACATTCTCCGTGAACGCAGATTAAAGAAAGCTTCATACTCTGCTGATTGAAATACACAAGGGAAGTGACTACTACTTTCTAGTACAACATCAATATCACTAGACTTACCAATAACACCAAAGCGGTATGTACCTGAATCAATAGCTGCTTGGTTTAGGATGTTAGTAGAAGCACCAACAATACGGCCTGTAAAGCTACGAGTATAAGTAGCACGTTTTAGAGGTGTTACCTTAACGTCAAAGAAACCTGTGTCATTGTAGACAACTGCATAGTTTCTTAGCTGCAATTGACCTGTTGTAATAGGGCTGTTTTCTTGTTTAATTACTGGCTCAGAGAACTGGTACTTAAATGTGTAGGGTATACCTGCATAGACTACTTCTGATGCACTAAGCAGGGCTGCTACATTATTTACTGTAATTACTTTACCACGTTGATTGACATAAGTCAAGTTACTATCTGTATAAGGTACAGTAGTAAGTCCACTTGTCTCTAGCTGTACACGCCTGTCTAGCATAATAGGAAACTTACCTGTAGTATACTGAGTAGCGTCATCTACTGATAGGTTAATTTTTTCTAGGAATAAGTTATTACCACGTTTAACAAGTAACATAATGTCAGCCAAGTTAAATGACATAGACAGTACATCGTCACCAAACGTCCACTTAGACCAAGAAGCCTGTAGCTTCTCTCTGCCTTTCCAGTAGTACCTGTAGACATAGACTGCTTGAGTTTCACCTGTAGTCTGTACAAGTATCATGTCTTCGTTAGACGATGCCTCAATCTTTTTAATTTCACCATCCAGATACTCTGGTACGTGTGACGTAGTTTCAGCAGCATCATTAGTGTCAGTGTCAGAATCAACGTAGTATTCCCACATCCCTGACCACGCACCACGCTTACTAGCAAAGTATACAAATCTACCAGCAGCCGCTGGCTTGGCTCTCAGTGAAGCCTCAAACTCTGTAGTGCTAGATACATTGATAGTCTCAGGGGTAAGTACAGGATCAGCCGTTACTTTAAACTGTGTTAGTTCTGAGAACAACAGCAGTGTATTGTTAAATGGTATAGCATGTTTTAGAATGTTTACCTTGTTAGAGGAAACTGCTACATCAATGGGATCACTGTCCACAGTTGTAAGTGTAGACTTACGGAAAAAATCAAAGTCTAAAAACTCACCTGCCCTACTGAAGATAACATTTTCATCAGCTAGTACACCAAGTCTATTTCTGTGAAAGAAAATATCAGCTAAGGAAAATCCTATAAAAGAAGGATAGCTATTAGTGTCATCATCACCTACTTTACGTGATTCGTAGGATACCTCACTAAAGATAAATGTACCATTCGCTTGTTTAGTAAGTTTATGTGGCATAGTAGCAGCATCAATGTCAATTAAGATATTCTGCGCTACTGTTTCTTTCCATACACCATCAGCAAACTTAACATAGAAATCATCCTGTGCCTTTTGGTTATCGCCAGCTACTTTAATAAGAAAGTCGTTTGGTCCCTCAACAGGTAGCTTCTTAAAGTCAGGTGTTTCACCCTTAAACACAAGTAAGTGATCTCCACCATGAGAGTCAGCCACCTCTACCTGAAAGTCTGTACTATCAGTAGACTGGATGTGTATAACAGAGCCGTACCTTGTCAATGTTAAACCTGATACTGCTGATGCGTTGGTAATAGCATCATAGTAAGTAGTTGATACTACGTTTGGTGAAGAAAAGGTATTTAGATATGTTGCAATCAAATCTGTAGATGCGCCACGTTCTGCGTTTTGTGTTAGTGCTGTAGAAGCTTGTGTACTAGACTTAGTAGCAAATTGTACTGTGCTTGTACTACCACCCTTAGTTAATTTTAAGCGATATGTAGAAGAATAGTCAGCTTGTTTAACATAGACCAGTGCTTCTGGTCCACGTGCTGTGCTGGTTGTAGTATCTTTAGCAACTATTTTGTTCTTATTTAGAATGAATGTTGTATCAGCAATAGAAACAGCAGACAGTTCCTTACTAGGGTCTGTAAGCCCTGATAGGTAAGAAGCAGCGTTGTTAGTAACTGTTTTAGCTGTACCGTCCTTGTCGAACACACGGATAGTTCCTGCTGTATCTACCACCATAGAGTATAGTTCGTTTTCATCTCTACGGATGGTATGAATAAAAGCTTTATCTAAGTTACTAATAACACCTAAGTCTGCAATATGTAGTGTAGGTGGACGTTTAGATAGTCCAGAAACAACACTAGACAATCCGTTTTCCTGTACCTCTGCTTGAGTAGACAAGCGTAGGGAAGGGGGCTGCTGTGATACTCCGTTAATTAGGTTAGGAATGGATTGACTAATTAGTGCCATTACATTGTTCTCCGTCCCTGCCTGTCAATGATGCTAAATGTATCATAGTTATCAAATATGTTATCATCGTCAGCAGATTTGTCAAATTCTCTTAGTTCCATTAAGGCACGATTTTCGTCCTTTTCATGGAAACCATGTAGGGTAGCTGAACCTACCACACGATCTTGAAAGATACGTGTAGCACGTAGTATCGTGTACATCTTTGCTACCTCAGGTACATCAGTAAATTCTAATTGAACCACTACATCTAGCCCAACATTTTTACCAATGTTAAACGTGTGGTTCTTTCTGTCATACATCTTTAGGCCACGTTGTACTAAGTTAGGACTGTTTGCCACTAGGGTTGCATCTGCTTTAAGAATGTTAGCAGGTAAAATAATTTCTCCATTAGTATCTTGTGAAAAATTCTTGTTTAATTCTGTGTTAAAGTGCCAGCCCATAGACTGTACTTCTCTGTCAACTGTGTTAAGGATAGTCTCTGCAATCTCTGCTTCAATCAAGCCAGAGGAAAGACTACTAACTGGTGCTTCGCCAATGGCAGAAAGCATTGTGTTGACTGCATCTAATTGTGTTGTTCCTGCCATGTCGTTTACCTATGATACCTGTGGACAGTTCCATCGTTTCATTGATGCTATTGCCCTGTCATTATTTTTAGCCCTTTTACGTACACCGTCCATACGCTTACAGAAGGAATTTTTACGTCCCTGTTCTTTATCTGATTTTGGGTTAGGTGCGGGGGCTTTTAGCTTAGAACCTGTTGCCTTGTTGTACTTAGCCCTACCTTTTGCAGTGAGTCCTGCGCCTTGTTTGGTAGAAAGTTTTTCACCCTTCTTTATTGATAAAGCTACACCTGTACTCATGGCTTTTTCTTCTTATACTTTATGGTAGCACCAGTCTTCTTAGCCGCAGCCTTAGCCTGTGCCATACCCTTTTTAGTATACTTATATTCTTTACCTGCTACATTTGGCATATCTATTTCCTATACTGTGCTGTTTTTTTAGCAATCTTGAGGGGTTGTCTTACAAACTGTTTACCTTGCTGCTTACCTTTTCGTTTCGCAGCAGTTGTAGCTGCGTACTCCGCAGCAGATAAGCTCTTTATTGCAGCAGAAGGTAGATATCTTTCGCCAGTAGCACTGGATTTCTTTCCAGACTTTGTTCGCCATTTCTGTTTTGTCCACTTCTTTAAACTTTCCTGAGGCTTTTTCACGATGTATAGCCCCCACCTGCTTTCTTATAACGTGTTGCTAGTAGTTGTGCTTTCCTAGCAGACCATTGGCCTGAGTTACCACCCTTACTTCCAGACTTAATACTGTTGAACATACGTTTACGCATGGTAGGTTTGGTGTAGTTACCTGCCTCGTTCACACGTGACTTCTTAATCTTTAGGTTTTTCATAACACCATCCAATAAAAAAAGGGAGTAGCCGTTAAGCTACCCCCAAGTTTATTAAACCTCAGACAGACCGATACAGGCGGCTGGACGCAGGACGTTATGCCCCATTGCGTATTTTGCCACCATCAATGTGCCTTGACGATTAATTTGGTATTCAGACTCCATGCCAAGGTCAAGAAGCTTGACAGTAGCAACAGCGTCTGGTGTGAAGACAAAGCCACGGAACTTAGAAGCAAGTGCCACCATGTCAGCACCGTCTACAGCAGCAGTCGGTAGGTCATAGTGTGTTGTGCGTCCAGAACCAGCAGTGTTTGCTAGGGGTGCATTGTCAGATGTCTTACCTTCGTTAGCATCGCTTGTGGTGAAGTTCACATACAGGTTAGATACTTTGGCGTGGTTTGACATGATGACAGGCATCCCAGCAATTGAAGGTACTGTGCCTGATGCAATTGAACCATTACCACCAAAGTCCTTGTTCATGTAGACAAGCTTGTTACCATCAGTTACGTCCAAGAGAGCGTAGTACTGATCTGGTGCAAGTACAACAACAGCACCATCAGTAGGTACGTTCTTGACTTCCATCTCTTTACGTGCGTCAAAGATAGCTTTAGCAAGCTTGGCAGCATCTGTTGAGTCAGCGGTAGCTGCACCAATGTTGACGTTATCTGTAAAGTCTTCTTCGGTAAAGGCTTTGTAGTCTTGAACAAGACCAGCAGCGCGAGTTGCGTTGGTAGACAAAGCAGCCTTCACAAGCATACGTGCTACGTTCTTGTCTGCCTCATTAGCTAGTGCGATACCAGCTTCCTTTGAGTAGATTGAACGTACATCGTAGTGGTTGATGGCTTCATCAATGTTAGCAATGAACTGGCTTGAGATTAGCAAGTCATCAATTGTGACGATGCGTTCACCTGCACGTAATTGTCCACCAGTAATTTCGTTTCCGGGGGTCAAGTATTCAGCAGATGCACGGCCTGTCATTGGGAATGATGCAGACTTACCTTTTGAGATTGTACGAGTGCGTACTTTGTCCATAAGGACTTTCTTTTCCTCAAAGGCTGTCAGGACTTCCCCTGCATACAGCTTGAGAAATAGGTCACGTACGTCACCTGTATTGTTATTCTGGCCTTGGAAGCTTACGCTATAGGCCGGATTTGAAGCAGCTTGTGCCATTTGTAATTACTCCTTAGTGAGTATAATGTTGAGTTAAGTACACTCTGCATTACACTACATCCTTTCTCCAAGA